GCCACGACCTCCTCACCACCGCACGGCTCCTCCGACACGCCAACGTCGCCACCACCCAGGTCTACGCCGACATCGACCCCGACCGCCCGGCCGAGGTCATCCGACTCGCATCCCTCAAGAGACGAGCATCATGAACATCTGGCTGAAGAACTACGCCAAGGGCTGGGTCTACCGGCGCCGGACGCTCGTCAAGCCCTCCGTGTGGGCCCGGATCTACGCCTGGGTCTTCCTCGTCTGGGCCGGCTGGTGCTACCGCTACGACGAGGTCCGGTCCCTCTGGGCGATCGGCGTCGGGCTGTTCGTCACGCTCACGCTCGTCTCGGTCGTCTGCGACTGGCGCGAGTGCCACCAGGCCAGGGTCGAGACGCGGCGGTCTAAGGTCCCCGCATGACCTACGAGGTGCAGATCTTCAAGCTGGTGTCTGAGGGACACTTGACGAAGGAGATGAACAAGAAGGCTGCCGATGGCTGGCAGGTCATCTCGACCACCTACATCGAGAAGCACCAGCAGTTCGTCATCACCTGGGGCAAGCCCGCGTAAACGCCGACGACGGCCCCTCCCACCCGAAGGCAAGGAGGGGCCGTCATGGGCGTGCTGCCGTTACCGGCGCAGGATGAACACGAGCAGCGCGATCGCTGCGAGGATCAGGACGAGCGTCACCAGCGTGTCGTGGGTCATGAGGGCACCGTCACATCTCCATGGTTGGTGAGGGCCACCGCGAAGTCATCGGCGGTCATGTAGAACGAACCCTGGTCGGCCCAGCCCGGACCCCAGCTGTTGTCGAACGTCAGGAACTCCGTCGTGGTGTCGTACCCGCGGAGGAGGATCTCGTGGCCACCGCGGATCGTGCCCTTGTAGTGGACCTGGCCGCTCGGCTCGGGCTTGTCGCAGCCAGTGAGCCACTGCATCCCGACGAGCAGCGGGCCCATCTGCAGTGCTGCCAGGGCGTGCTGCAGCCCGAAGGCGTGCCGGTAGTCACCTGAGGTCAGGCCGAGCCGCTTCATGGCCTTGGCGACCGCCAGGCCGCTGCTCCCGGTGTCCGTGGGCGGGTAGACCCCCCGGAACCTGTCGAGGTGGGTGGCCTTGCTGTAGATCTCGACAGCGAGGGCCTCGGTGATGTCGGTCCGGCCGGGCCGGGCCTCACTGTCGGTCGCGAGCCAGCCCGCAGCAGCGTTGCCCGTGCACGAGCCGAGCGGGCCCTGGTCGAGGATCGGACTGTGCCGGGCCCAGAGGACGGTCTTGATCGGGACCTGCGCCTCCGCGGGGTAGGCGCGGGAGCGCGGGTCGTGGTCGAGGAGCCTGCCGAGGCTGCTCACGGCTTCGGCGCGTTCGGGGCCTGGTACACGCCCGCCGCTGTCAGGCCGGCCAGGACCAGGACGGCGAGGGTCTGGGCGTTGCCGTGGAGCACGCCGAGCGCGACTGCTTCACCGAGCGCGCCACCCAAGGCCACGAGCGCCTTGCGGGACTGCGCGAGCCAGGCCGGGCTCATGCCGGCTTCGTCGCGGCCGAGAGCGCCGTGACGGTCTTCGCGTCGGCGAGCTGCGCGGCGCTCAGCGACACCCGGGTGTACCGGCCGGTGCCCATGAGGGCCTGCAGGTCGGCCATCGACGCGATGTGGACCTTGCTGTCCAGCGTGACGGGCAGCACGTACTGGCTGGTGCTGTCCGGGTCCTTGGCGATCAGGGCCATGTCGTCCTCCTGGACGGGGTCGATCGGAGCCGGCGCCGGGATCGGCTTCGGCTTCGGCTTGGGCTTCGGGGTCGGGGTCGGGTCGATGTGGGGCTTCGGCGGCGCCGGTGCGGGTGGGCTGATCAGGTCGCGGAGCTCCGCGACGGTGCCGTGGAAGATCGAGCAGTCACACGGCGTGCTGACCCCGGCGTGGAGCTCATGGTCGGTGTGCTGCCACAGGAAGTGCTGCTCAGCCGGTTCGGTCGCCCGGTAGGCGGCGAGCCACAGCAGCAGCCCACGAGGGCGGTTCTGCAGGTGGTCCTGAGCGAACGACAGACCGCTGTAGTCGATGTCGACGCCGGCGAGCTCGTTCAGGTACGCGATCATCCGGGGTGTCTGGTTGCCGGTGCCGGTCTCGAGGTCGCAGACGAACGCCTCACCGCGCTGCAGCGGGCCGACGATCGCCGCGAGCTCCCGGCCCTGCGTCGCGGCGTCGCGGTCGGCGACGCAGTACCCGTAGAACAGCCTGACCTGCTGGTAGCGCCTGGACACGGCCAGTCGCTGCGCGAACGTCGCATCCGGGCGGTACCCGTTGTGCGCGCGGAGGATCACAGCCGGGCCGACCTTGCTCAGGTCGACACTGCCATTGTGCTGCGACAGGTCCGGGATGTGGAGCGTCGTCATGGGTGCTCCAAACTCGTCGGCGTCGGATGCGCTGGCCGTCCGGCCCAGGCCCGGGCTGCGAGGTCCCGGACGAACGGGTTGTACGCGTGCAGCACCGGGTTCGGCGGGACGCCACCGGCGTGGACGTAGGCGTCGATGAGCCGGTGGGTCGCGGTGTGGCTGTTCGGGCAGAGCGGCACGAGGTTGCTCGCGATCGTCTGCCCGCCCCAGGACTGCGGAAGAACGTGGTGCATTTGAGTGACGTAGGCCGCGGGCGCATGCCGGCGGACGCAGGCGCAGGCCTTCATGGTGTCACCGGCGGCGGTGCGGGGGCCGGCGAAGGGCTGGTGCAGACCAGTTGGCTGGGATCCACCGCGGATGGGGTCCAGGTGCAGTTGTCCGGGCCCGCAGCACCCGGGCTACCGGCAGGACCAGGGACGGTCGAGTCAGCACCGGCAGCACCAGGGCTACCGGCAGGACCAGGGACCGTGGAGTCAGCGCCCGGTGGGCCAGCTGGCCCTGGCACGGTGGAGTCCGCACCTCGAGCACCAGGGCTGCCCGCAGGACCAGGGAACGTCGACCTCGGCCCGGGTGGACCAGGGACCTTCGAGTCCTTCCCTGGCAGGCCAGGGATCCCTTGCGCACCTTGCGCACCCTGCTTACCTGGTAGCCCTCGCAGCGCGATGACGTTCGTCTGAGCCGTCGCAGTCTTCAACTCCGCGAGGATCTGGGCGGTCTGAGCCTTGCTCAGGCCTGGGGTGCTGAGCTGCGCCAGGAGCTGCTGGGTGACCTTGTTGGAGTCCGCAGCGCTCCGGAGCGCATCCTTGCTGTTGCTCAGCGCGGCGGCGGTCTCGCTCTGCTGATGCAGGTAGAGCCCTCCGAGCCCGATGAGCAGGGCCAGGATGGTGGCGAGTACCGCCACCGGTAGCCGCAAGGCGCGGCGGCGGTAGTGGCGCTCGCTGGCGGCGAGCGCCTCAGCGCGGGTCAAGATGTCTTCGGGCATGTGCCCTCCGTCATGAGGTTGGTTGGCGTAGCAGGCGGTTTTCCTCGCGGAGCTGATTGGCCTCGTCGCGGATCTTGGCTAGCTGACGTCGTAGCCCGGCTGCTTCGCGCTGCAGCACGGCGACATCGGAGCGCAAGGTCACGACCTCGAGCCGCAGCTCCTCACGCATCTGCTGGGACTGGGCCCATAACGTCTCGGCCTCCGAGGTGTTCACCGTGCCGCTGGTCGTCCGGCGTGCGATCAACCATGGGATGCCAGCGCCGAACATGCCCGCCAGGACGGGGATGACGATGGGAAGCCACTGCACCTGCGTCACCTGGCCCCGGTCATGAGTGAAGGAAGCGGATGCTCAGAAGGGACGTATGGATGCCAGAGACTGACGTGCCCCAGGATGCCTGATCGCTGAAGCCCTGGATCTCGATATAGTCCGTAGTGCCGTTGAGAAACACCCACCGCACAGGGATCGTGACGTCCACCGGGCTGCTTGCCATCCCGACTCCGCTGGCCGCACATGCACTGATCGCAGCGCCGTTCACGGCCAGCGCGCCATAGCGGCGACCAGTGGTATTCGTCGCGAAAGACACCATGCCGCTGACCTCATACCAACCGGCTGTCTTCCCGATGTAGCGGCTGTTGTTGGTGACAGTGGAGTGGCCCGCTGCTGCGTCGACGAGCTCCGATGTCGTGTCGAACGTGAGCGATACGAACGTGCTCGCCGTCAGGCCCGTCTGGGCGGTGGCTTGAGCAGCGCTGAAGAAGTCCAGGACCGTGCCCGAGGCGGTCGGAGTGCCGCCCTGCAGCTGCGTGATCGAATCCGTGAGGGTCTGCAACGCGGTACTGGTGGCATCATCACCAGCGGTCCAGGCGTGCGGGACACAGAGGCTCATGTCAAGGGCTCCTCGTCCAGGTCGCACTCGTCAGCCGCAGGCAGACCGGCCTTCTCGAAGTGCTTGCGGCACGTGAACACCGGATGGTCGTGAGGCCCGCTGTGCTGCAGCACGTGGTGCGTCTGCCGGCTCAAGTCCTTCCGGTGCCCCGCGAGGGGCTCCAGCATCTCGAGCAGCCGCGCGCGCTCCTGTTCAGTTGGGCCCCGGTCCACCACCGAGTCGATGAACGCTTGCGCCTCGGTCTCGATGCGGAGGATCGCGGCAGCGGCCTGGTCCGCGAGCCCCTGGGAGGCATGGGCGAAGGGCTGGCACCCGTCGCAGTCCCACACCGTCGCGGCGATCGCGGTCGCCTTGCAGAACGAGCAGAGCGCCTTGCCGTCCTTGTCGGTCTTGGGTTCGGGCACAGCAGAGGTCCAGTCCACGGCTCTCCTTCAAGATCAGGCGGGTGAGGGGCGAGCCGTGGTGGCTCAGGTCAGAACGGGATCTTCAACCCGTTGTCGAGCTTCGTGCGGGTCGTCGCCGTACCATCCGCCCGCAAGGTCGCCGGGATGTTTGGGCTGGTGTAGAACTCGATGCCCCAGCCACCCAAGCCCCAGGTCTCATGCCCGCCCTCGATGAAGAAATCCAGCGACGACGCCGGGCCGTTCGCGGGCATCCCCGACAGGTTCATCAGGGTGGACAACGTCGCGGCCAGGGCATTGGCGATCTTCGTCGTGGAAGTCTGGGTCTTCAGATCAACGAGCATGGCCGGGACCCGAAGGTGCGAGTCCTTGTTGATCGTGACCTGCCACGCGGCGTTCTGCAGGGCATCGAAGTCCGTCGAGCAGGACACCGTGAAGTCGCCCGGGTTGCTGATGCCATAGGCCTGCTGGGATGTCGCATCGGTGAACCGTTGCGCCGCGCCACCGTCCCGGGTGACCGTGATGTCGTTCGTGAGGTCGGTCCGGTCCTCACGTGGGCTGATCCCCGGGTCGACGTCATCGGCGACCAGCGACAGTGCCGCCGTCGCGTTGTAGCGGGTGTTCCTGGCCTGGAAGGTCAGGGCGCCGGCACCGGTGACGAACACGGGGCTGTTCTCGGTCCGGCCGATGTCCTGCAAGCACGACAGCGCAGTCTTCCCAGCGGTCTTCTGGGCGCCCATCACCGCGATGCCCGTGGGCAGTCCGCTGGTGGGGACGTTGCCGTAGCCGGCGATCCTGGCGAACCTGGCGCTGCTCAACTCCGTGAAGGACCCGATGCCCATCTGGTAATGGACGAGCACCCGAGCGGCAGACAGGGCGCTTGGGTAAAGCGCGACGTGGCTCAAGGTGCCCTGGAACTGATTGCCCACCCCGGTGTCCTTGTACGTGTTGCGACCACCGATGTGGTTCCGGGTCAGGCCCGCCAGGTTCACAGCAGCCGCCGCGACAGTCGTCCCGATCAGGACGCCATCCACGTAGAGCTTGACCGTGCGCATGTCCGAGGCCACAGTCCCGACGAAGTGGTGCAGCAGGCCGTCGCACATGCTTCCGGATGCGAGGACGGCACCGATGGTGGTTCCGTCGTAGATCGCGAAATCCACGTTGCCGACGCCTGACGCAACGTCCAGATGGATGTAGTTGCTGGTCCCGTCTGGGAAGGGCCCGCCTTCCTGCGTGAGCATGCGCTCACCGAACCCGGCAGTGGGGATGACGGTCGGCATGATGGCCCAGCATTCGATGGTGAAGGCTGCGTTCGGTGCCGTAGGGCCACCGTTGCCGCCGTTCGCGATCGACAGGACACTCACCGCGTTGGGCGCATTGCCTGGCGTGCCACTGGCTGCGAAGGAGACTCCAGTGGCCGTGTCAGACAAGCCCATGTCGGTGCCGAAGGTGACCGACCCCGGACCGAACTTGCCGTCCAGCCTGGTCGCCACGGGCACGCCCGTCGTCACGCTGCCTGCGCTCACGGAGCCAGCAGCCTCCCCGAGCGGGTACAGGTACGTCGGGGCGTCGACCAGGCACTCCTGGATGTACATGCTGCGCAACGGCTGATCAGCGGCCAGGCGGACGCTGATGTCGACGAACGTCAGCAGCACCACGGACCAGCCCTCCGAGCCACCAGGCCAGGCCTGCTCGATCGTGTCCAGCAGCCCGTCGAAGCGGTCGTAGGTGACAGCGTTGAAGATGCCCCGGAAGTTCGCCCGCATCCCGGAGCGGAAGAACGGGAAGTACGGGGAGCTCGAGCGCTTCGGGGTGAACCGGCCGTCCGCGTTGTCGACGACGATCTTCATCACCGAGGGCGTGACCGTGCCGTCCTCATCCTGCCGGCCCCAGGTGATGTCGACCGCACCGCCCTGCCCCTCAGCCAGGACATACGCGCTCAGGTCGGTCCAGGTCGGAGCACCACCGAACGCCGTCCCGGACACGTCCGCCCGGAACGTGTACGTGAACGCGCTCACGACGCCGCCCCAGTCAGGAGCCGGCTCGTGCGTCGCTGCGCCACCCGGATCTCCCGCCCGTCGATGTACAGGTGGATGTGCTCCGCACCGCCACCACTGTCACGGCCGAGTGGGGAGACCGTCGCACCAGCAGGCAGCGTGAGCCGCTCCGGGCCGCGCTCACCGATTAGCACCGAACCGCCGCGCAAGATGTTGGCGCCGTTGGCGAGGTGCGGAATACCGGAGATCCCAACCGTGGTGCTCGGGATGCCCATGCCCATGAACGACCCGCCACCGATCGTGAAGTGGAACCCGTTCAGCTTGTCGATCACCCAGTTCAGAACCGACCGCAGACCGTCCTTGATGCCGTCCCACATGCCCTTGACCGCCCCGCCGATCTTCCCCGGGAGCTTCTTCAGGAACCCGATGATGGCGTCCCAGTGCCTGTAGATCGCCGCCGCCGCCAGGCCGAACGGTCCGAGGAGGATCCCGAGGAGGTACGGCCAGTTGCTCTTCACCCACGAGAACCCGGCCTTGATCACATTCCAGGCGCCGGTGAAGACCGCCGAGACCACATGGAAGGTGGTCTGCAGGATCTGCCGGAACGTCGCGCTGTGCTTGTACGCGTAGATCAGACCAACCGCCAGGGCGGCGAGAGCGATGACGATGAGCCCGATCGGGTTGGCGTCCATGACCGCGTTCACGATCCCCGTCACGATCGCCAAGGCCTTCATCCCGACGACCACAGTCCCGATCACCGTGGCGACCAGGCCGAGGATCGTGGAGTGCTCCCGGAAGAACGTGCTCACCTGCACGATGATGGGGATGATCGCGTCCCGGATGAAACTCACCAGCTTCGTCATGATCGGGAGGACCTGCGCACCGATCTGCACCCGGAGCCCATCGAGGCTCGCGTTCCACTCACGCTGACTGGCCTTGCTCTTCTTCATCGCGTCGAGGTTCGCCCCGGTCAGGGTCAGGCCGTACTTGTCGGACTCCTTCGTCAAAGCCTTGATGCCGTCGCTGCCCTTGTTCAGGAACGGCAGCATGTCCGTGCCGGCCTTACCGAACAGCTTCATCGCCAGGGCGGTCTTCTCCGCACCAGCAGGCATCGTCTTGAAGTGATCCGACACCTTCGGGAGCAGCTCGGCCATCGGCATCACATGCCCGTGGGCGTCGCGGAAGTCGAACCCCAGGGTCTTGATCATCGCGGACTGCGCCTTACCAGATGGCCCCGACGCAACGAGAGCCTTGGAGAACTTCCCGGTCGACTTGCTCAAGGTCTCGTAGGTCACACCGGACTGCTGCGCCGCGAACCGCAGCTCCGAAGCAGACTGGGCCGTGCCACCCATGGTGCGCATCAGCCCAGCGGTCTCGCCCGCGACCTCCTTGAACTTGTCGACCGAGATCTTCCCGAACGCCACGATCGCCGTAGCCGCCACCGCGGCACCCGCGACGACGTTCTTGTGGAACGACGTGCCGGTCTTCTCAGCCTCCCCCGCGACACCCTTCATGGCCTTGCCAGCAGTGCGGTCCTCCCCGAACAGGAGGTACTTCAGGCTGATGTCCGTCACGACTAGCCTCCGCTCTGCTGCTGTTGCTTCAGCGCCTCGACGTAGTCGTCAGCGGCGCTCGCCAGGCCGAGCCACACCCCATAGGGCAGGTTCCAGATCGACGAGGGAACCTCCGGGCCGTGCGGGCTGATCGACGGCCACCGGTGGCAGACGACGATCAGACGCGAGTAGACCGAGGCTTCGATGCCTTCTTCTGAGGCGCTGCGAGTGGAGGCTTTCCGGCCCGACCTGAACCCTTGGGGGTGGGCCGGGCTGTCGTAGGGTTTGTGGCCCTCCGGGTGGCACGGTTCGGCTCGTCCGGAATCCACTGCAGGTCTGACACCGGGAAGGCGATCGCGTCCCCGAAGGTGATCGCCTCACCCGCGATCTTCCGACCTGCCCAGATCATCAGGGCCATCATCCACATCGAGCCCGGATGGGCCTGATACTCCTTCTCGGCCGCATCACGAGCAGCCTTCGGGCGGGTCTCATCCCCTGCGATCGTGACGAGCCTGTCGAGCTCGGTGGTCCACTGCTCGACCTGCGCCCACTTCAATGGCCGGCCGAGGTTCTCGGTCTCCTGCTCGAACAGCAGGATGTCCCGCAGCGACAGCTGGTCGAGCGCCGCGCCGTGATAGGTCGTCGTGCCGATGCGGAACTGCATCAGATCTTCCCCCCGAACTTCCCACCGGCAGTGCCGGCTTTGATCTGCTCCGCGACTCGGACGAGCGCGGCCAGGACCTCCTTGCGGACGTCATCCGCACCAGCCTCGAACGGCTTCGTGAACGCGCCCGGGGTGATCTTCTGCGTGACCCACCGGCCGGTGTTGAAGACCTTGTGGCGCAAGATCCCGCGGTCCATCGCGGCCAGCGCGTAGCCCTCGCGGGTGCGGATGCTGATCGCGACCTTCGGGTTCTTCCCCGTCGTCGCGTTCGACTGGCCGACCTTCGCCGCGGCGACCCGAGCCGACAAGCCACCCTTCTTCGGCAGGGCTGCCGCACCCTGCTTCACGATCGTCTCCCCGAGAGGCCTCGCCGCCGTCCGGAACGCCGCATAGACCTCCTTACGCAGGAGCTTGTCGGCTGCCTCGTTCAAGGCCTGAGCAGCCGCCTTGAACTGCTCCGTCCCCTCGATCGGCATCAGAGAGCAGCGTCTGCGGTGCGCTGCGCGATCCAGATCGGCTGTGCGGCGGTGAGGTTGTCCAGCACGGTGAACGGGACGTTGAGGGTGATGAGGTCGGTACCATTGGCGTTCGGGATGTCGCCGTCGAGCTTGATCTCCGGGAGCACGATCTGGAACTGCTCGAAGCCCGTCGACAGGGCAGTGCCCGTCGTGAACGTGAGTGTCACCGCGAGCGGGGTGTCTGCGATGTAGGCGTCTCGGATCGTCGTCGAGTCGTACTCGATCGTCATGTTCCCCGTGATGGCCCGCAGGCCGTAGGTCGGCTGGGCGATCAGGCCGGCACCGCCGAGGTTGAAGCGGTCCCCGGCCAGGCCGTTGTCGATCTTCAGGCTGAAGTCCCGCACGTTCGCGACCGCCGTGCCACCGGAGGCCATGGCCGTGGTGGTGGGGGCCGTGACAGCACCACCGACCGTGATGGCGCCCTGCGCGAAGTGGAACAGGTTCACTGGCGCGGCCGGGTAGGACGGGGCCGTGTAGCCCGTCGCGGTCGCGAGGCTCTTGCCCAGGAAGGAGAACTTTGCCTTCGCGATGTCACCCTTGGGGCAGGTGATCTCCACCGCACCGCAGGTCATCCCCGCGTACGTGTACGGGTCGACCGTGCCGCCGAGCTCGACGACCCCCTTCTGGATCGTCACAGACGGCGCCAGCGCAGCCGTGGACAGCGTGAACAACTGCTGCTGCGTCGACCCGGACACCAGCGTCGAGACGCCCGTCCCCAGAGCGACCTGCCACCACAGGCCCATGCCCTTGCTGCACAGCTCGAACTCGACGTCACCCTGCGGGTTCGACGTCGCGACCACACGTCGCGGCGACCGGGCCACGCGGGATCCGACGCGCAAGCCCATGCCCTGCTTCACGGCCTTGTTGAAGTCCAGGGACTCGGACGTGAACTCGGCCCACCGCGTGACTGTCAGGGGCGTACCCCAGGTCACCTCGGGGATGATTCCGACGCTGCACTCCTGCAAGCTGGCCATGGCGGTCAGTCCTTCTTCTTGGCGGCGGGCTCGTCGACCGGGACCGGCACGAGCTCGTAGTTCCCGACCTGAGCCAGCAGGCCCTCGCCGAGATCGGTCGTGCCGTCCTCGAGCACGCTCGGCCCACGGCCGGCGAGAGCCTCGGGGCAGTCGAACTCCTCGAACGCAGCGAGGGTCCGCTGCAGCAGCGGCAGATCCACCGCGCCAAGCGGATTCACATTGCGAAGACGGACGGTGGCCATGGGCGCGGGCTCCTTCGGGCAGCACGAGAAGCCCGGCACCAGGAATGGCGACAGGCTGAGGGTCGAGCAGGGGGTCTAGATGCGGGTTTTGCCTTCGATCATGAAGTCCAGGCGGCAGGTCACACCGTCACCGGTCTGCAGCTGGCGGAACTCCCCGACCGTGCCCAGCTGCACCCGGACCGTGTTCCCTGAGATCCCGATTGCCATGTCCGCACGCATCGACGTCTCGATCAGCGCCAACGCAGCGAAGATCGCTGCCCGGGTCGCTGACAGCGTGTCGGTGTCACCCGTCCGGAGGTACATGAGGTTCGGGATCTGGAACTCCTCATCCCTGCGCTTCGCGCCCATCACCGGGATGCCCTGCGCGAACGACACCGGCACGTTCTGATCGACCGACGCACCCACGTACAAGCCCGACATGGGCAGGTCGATGGTCGGAGGTCCGTCCGTGACAGCCATCACGCCGGCGAGCGCGGTCGTGAACTGCGCGAACAACGCGTCCAGGACGGTCGGGATCATGCTCGTACTGAGACTCATGCGATCCCCAGAGAATGGTCCGGGTAGCCCAGCAGCAACTGGATACGAGGCGAACGGATCGTCTCCATGATGATGTCCTGCTGCGCAGCCTCATCCGACAAGGCAGGCAAGCCCGCGCCGCCGTTCTGGGTGCGCCACAAGGACTGGACGAGCAAGCGCGCAGCCAGGTTGATGTTCGTCGGGACAGACGCCAACCCGGCCTGGTACACGACCTTGACCGGACCAGTGAACGGCAAGGTCCGGCCACCGTTGAAGACCCGGGTGATCTTCCCGTTCAAGGTCGGGTCGACCATGAACGTGTACAGGCTCCCCTGGGTCGGGTCGGTCGCCTCGGTGTAGAGGAACGAGGTGTTCCCGCGGTACTCCGTCAACGAGGTCACGCTGATCAGCGGTGGCTGGTCCAGCATGATGACCGACCCGGCCCACTCAGGCCACTCCGTGACCGACCTGGGCACGATCGGGCCGCAGTACTTCTCGAGCGGCACCGTGATCGCGTCGATGTACGTCTGGATCAGCGTGTCATCAGCCGTCGAGGCCTTCCGCAGCTGCGCCTTGGCCTCCGCAAGGGTGCACAGGCTCATCGGCTGCTACTCCTCGTCGGTGCGCGGCGCCTCGTCCTGGGCGTCCGCGCCATCGCCATCGCCTGCGGTGGCGCCGTCGTCCTCGACGTCCGAGGGCTCGGACTCGACCGGCTCGGCCGGGGTGCGCTTCACGCGGCGCTTCCGGCCGCTCACGATCGGACCAGGGACAGCGGTCTCGATCGCGGTGTCATCGGGCTCGTTCTCGTACTTCGCGAGCTCGGCGTCGATCTCCTTGAGCCGACGAGCCTTTGCGTCGGGCCGGGCGGAGTACATCGCGCGCTCGGTCCGGAGCGCCTGGACGTAGGCGAAGCGGCTGCTCATCAGTGACCACACACCAGCGGGACCGTGGTGACGGTCGTCGGCGCCGCGAGCGTCGCGGGGGCGGTGGTCGTGAGCGCCGACCCGGACGTCACCGCGAGGGCCTTGTCCGTCGACAGGAACCCCGCGGAGGCCTTGACCCGGCCGAGGGTCGCACCCACGAGCGTCGGGACCGTGGTGGCCTTCACCATGATCGCCGCCCAGTAGATGCCCGACACAGCGATGAGCTGGGGCGTCGCGAGCGCGAGGTCCATGACGGTGTCCGCGGCCCAGGCCGTGCTGGTCTGGTCGGCGGTCTGCGCCAACAGCGCCGGGGTGGCGGCGTTGGAGTACAGCGCGAACCACCAGTTCGTCGGCGTACCGGCCGCGGTGCCGCCCGATGCGAAGGCGAGCTTGCTGACGAGGTCGCCGGCTTGGTAGTTCACGGGGACGGCGGTCATGATCTGGGTCGTGAGCGCAGCGCAGTCGCTGACCGAGACCCAGCGCGGGATGTTGTAGCGGGCCTGGACGCCACCCGCGAGGGCAGCGATGTCGGACTTCGGCGGGTAGCCGCCTGAGACCAAGGGCATGACAGGACTCCTCGTGAGGTGTGGTGGTTGGACGTGCGGGCCAGCAGAGGCGCAGCCCTTGGGGGAAGGGCTGCGCCTCTGCTGGGGTCAAGCGGTGGCTCAGAAGCCAGCGGTCGGAATCACACCCGTACCCGAGATGACCGAGATGGCCTCCGGGCGACGGTTCCCCATGAAGGCGACGTAGTTGTAGACCTGGAGTCGGACCTGCATCGTGCCCGAGAGGACCTCGGACAGCACGCGGGTACGCATGCTGCCCTCCCACAGGTACAGGTCCTGCCAGCGCGCGGTGATGATGCGGGTCTCGTTCGTGCCACCACCGAGGTTGCTCGGGATGTTCCCGTCGAGGAACCCAGGCAGACCGTAGGTCAGGGTGCCCGCGGGACCGTCCGCCTCGAGCAGACCACCGTCACCCATCGGGTTGAAGGCCTGACCGTTCGGCAGGATCAGCGGCCGGCCGGTGGTGTCGAGCTGCGACAGCGCCCAGTACCACATGCTCGGAGTCATCACGACCCCAGTCGCGGGCTGCTTGCGGTTCTTCGCGACCTGCGAAGCCGACTGCAGCAGCGGCACCCACAGCTCAGGGAGCGTCGGCGTGGCGTCCGTGTACGTCACGGCGTTGATGCTGCCGACGTTCAGGATCCCCGTGACCTGCCCAGAGCCACCCGAGCCGTTGATGACCTGCACGTCCAGCTTGGCGTTGTAGTCGGCCATCAGGTCGGCCAGGACCACCTCGTCGAAGCTGATCGGGCTCTGGTCGAGGAGCTGGATCGCGATGTCCTGCTGACCCGCGATCGTCCGGACCGGCGCGCTGACGCTGGTGTCGGTGAGGTCCGTGCTGGACACACCGGCCGCGTCCGCCGTCTGGATCGCGGCCGTGGTGCCGGTCGCGATCTTCGGGAGGTTCACCGAGTCGGTGCCGGTGGGGAGCGCCATCGTCTTGCACAGGTTGGCCGTGGTCCGGCCGAACCGCGGCAGGTCGATGAACTCATCGATCAGCCACAGCGGCGGCACGAAGTTACCGCCCTGACCGTCCGTGCGGTTCGGGTTGACGCGCTTCTCGAACGCGTTCCCCCGAGCACGCCGGTTGTAGCCCGCGCTACGGAGTTCGGTGTCGGTCTGCTCGTGGGCGAGGCGGTCGCGCTGCTGCTCGCGGACGGGCAGCTCGACCTCGAGCTCGCGGGAGTGCCGCGAGAGCCGCTCGCGGGCAGCTGCCACGCCGCCGTCGCCGTCGCCCCGGTTCATCTCGACCCGGGCGAGGTCGAGGAAGTAGCTCGAGCGGTTCGCCGGGCCGTAGGTGCGGGGCTCGGACAGGATGACCGCGCGGGGCTGGCCCTTGTCGTCGAGGGGGGCACCGAGACGAGCCTGCGCGTCGGCGTCGGCCTTGCGGCGGGTCTCCTCACCTTCGAGCGTCGCGATCCGGGCGTCGAAGGTGGCGCGCTCCTCGAGCTTGCCAGCCACGAGGGCGTTCGCGGCCTCAGCAGCGGAACGGTCCTCGGGGAGAGCAAGGGCCAGGAGGCCATCGATCTCGGTCTGCAGCGCGGCCCGGTTGGTCCGGACCTGCTCGAGGACGGTGGAGGCGCCGCCAGCGACGGCCGGGATCGGCCGGCCCTTGCGGGTGTACCCGAGGATGTCCCCGGGCTGGGGGTGGACGTGCTTCATGGGTGCTCTCCTTGAGCGGAAGGGGTCCTGCGGGAGGTGGTGCGAGCAGGTGGTTCCGCCTCAGGTGGTGCGCCATGGTGCGGCGTCCGGCGTGAGTGGTCCGGCGTGCTGTCAAGCGGGGTGGTGCAGGCGCGAGGTGGCCTACTTCGCGCTGAGCGCCTGCAGTGCCAGGCGCTGCCGGACAAGGTCCGGAGCATGGGAGGAAGACACCGACTCGGTTTCGGTGTCGTCGACGGGTGGGGTCTCGCCGTCCTCGTCGGGGTTCGGGACGCCCATCAGCTCGGCCAGGAGCGGCTGGGCGGCGTCAACGGCCACGTCCGCCTCGCTGATGAGGTCCAGGACGGCCTGCAGGGTCTCGATCGTGGACGCTGAGAGGGCCTTACCGGCGCGCTTCTCCGCGCGGGCCCGGGCCACGAGCAGACCGGGGACCTTCGACCGCATCAGGGTGAGAGCCTGCCGCTTACGGAGCGCGGTCGAGCCGCTGGTCCCCGGGTTGGCCGGCCAGGTCACGACTGAGACGTCCCCGCCGTCGAGGTCGACCTCCTGAATGTCGCGCTGCTCATAGTCCGGGCTCCACATCTGCCGGGTGACCCAGAACGCGAAGCTCATCGCGTCGAGCTCGCCGGCGTCCATCGCGGACTGGACCTGGTAGACGTCGGAACGGCTCGCGTCGAGCTGCGCCACAACCGCCAGGCCGGTGCTGTCCTCGGACAGCAGGCACGTCCCCGGGCCGGTGCGGGCCATCGGGACACCGTCCCAGGCGTGGTTCACGCAGAAGATCACGTCAGGCTGCTCAGCGAGGGTCTTCGTGAACGCGCCCGCACGGACCACCTCTGAGTACGGCCCGAGCCAGTCCTGCACCTCGTACGGGTCCTCGGTCGTCGACGCATAACCGGTGAAGGTGAGCCGGGTACTGCCCGCGCCCGCGGGTGCGGCCTTGAGCTCGACGTCCCGGAAGGTCCGGTCGAGCGTGTTGGGACCACTGGCCTGCCGGACAAGGGCACGCAGGGCGCGGGGGTCGCCGTCGAGGACGCGCTGCTCGAGGGGCTCGAGGCCACCGTGGCGGATCTTCATGCGGGTCCTCCCTTGCCGCCAGCGGCGGGGTCTGCGGGTGCTGCAGGGGCAACGTTGGAGTTCAGCGGGGCGTTCGGGTCCGAGCCCTTGCCATCCGGGAGTGGCTCCCAGCCCTCGTCGGCGCGGATCTCGTCTGGCGTCCGGATGCCGGTGGTCCGGTAGATGAGCGCGATGTCGGCTCGTTCCTTCGCCGCCGCACGGAGGAACCCGTCGACGTCGAAGCGGGTCCAGGTGCTCGCGCCGCCCGGGATCATCCGGTCCCAAGCACCCTCAATGCCGATGACGAGGGGAAGAATCGTGTGCGTGACATAGCCCTGGTCGATGCTGTCGAGGCCCTTGCCGCCGCCCTGAGAGGCGTTGTCGATGATGGCCTGGATGCGCTGCAGCGGGACCCCGAACATGCCGCAGATCTCCTCGCGGAGGAACCTGCGGGTCTGCAGGAACTGGGCGTTCTCCGGAGTGACACTCATCGGTGTCCAGGTCGCGTCGCCGAACAGCACCGCTGGGCGGTGCGCGTTCATGACCCCGGAATGGCCGGCCTCCCAGGCGTCCTTGACCGCGCGGGCCTTCTTCCGATCACCCGGGCCCTTCACACTGATCACGCCAGCAGGGGATCCGCCGCCGCCGAAGAAACCCTCCGCGTACATGCCGACCTTCTGCGCCAGGTCGAGGTTGACCCGCTGAGCGGTCAGGACGTCGATACCGCTGATCGCGCCGGGCGGCATCATCCCCGTGATGTGGATGATCTCCGACGTGCTGAACTTCTCCCCGCTGACCTGGAAGAACTTCTGGCCCTTGTTGGGACCAGCGACCTCCCGCTTCGGCATCACCGCGTCCGGGTGCAGGACAGCCACGCTCGTGGGGAAGCCGAGCGAGTCCGAGCTGGTGACATACAGGTAGGCGTTGCCGCGCATGGCCTTGCTGACCACGATCTGCCCGAACCCGGCCGTAGGTGGGAGCTCCGGGCCGAATGGCTCCACGACGATCTGAGGCTGGACAGCGCTGATCCGGCGAGGTCCGTTCTTGTCGCCCTGGTAGGCGCCGAACGGCATGACGGTCACATCGTCATGGAGGACCTTCACGCAGGACAGGACCGCGCTGATCGCGAGGGCGGCGGACTCCTGACCGGATGTGCTGCCACCGAGGTGGGAGCCGGCGAGGCTGTTGGGTGGGATCGAGGAGTCGCCCCACTCCTGAGCACGCATCATGGCCTTGGCGTTCCGGATCGCCCGGTTCAGGATCATCGGAGCCCGGCCCCATCCGACAAGGCGATACCCACGAGCCCGATCGGGACCGCCGCGGCGAACAGAGCAGGGCCCAGACCGAACGTGATGAAGACACCAGCGACGAGCAGGAGCAGCGCCAGGATCAGCAGGAGGTCACTGAGCATCGGGGTCCTCCTCGTCTTCGTCGTCTAGGTCGTCGAAGAAGAAGACCGACGCCTCACTGGACAGGCCTTGCTCGACGCCGTGATGGGCCAGGCAAGCAGCTGCCAGCGGGCTGATGTCGGTGTTGCCCTTGCGGTCCAGGACCTGCGTGTCACCCAGCGGGCGCCACTGCGCGGCCTTCACCGCCGTGTTCATCGCGCTGTGGTTGTCATGCCACACGGTCCGAGCGATCACTGCGTCGTACATGGCGCCCTGAGCGATGGCCTGGTCAGCCTGGGAAGGCTCCTCAGCATCATCGACCAGGCCTCGGGACGCGGTGTCCACGATGACCGGCCCCGCACCCCAGTGGTCCTGGAGCTCAGTGAGCCGCTGAGCGACCCAGGTCGTCCCGGGCCGGTACTCGGCCAGGGTCACCTGGATACGCCCGTCAGCGCGCCGCCAGGCCATCGCAACAGCCGCCCACGACCTGTCAGGGGCGGTCGCGACCGAGTAGACGAACGCGTCGCCGCGCTCAGTGCCAGGATCAGCCTGGGCTGACCAGGCGTTCAGGTCGAACGCGGTGGTCTCGTCGTCGGGCTCCTCCCACCAGCTCAGGAACTCCCGCATGAAGCCGACCGGGTCAGTGGCGAGCGCCTTGCGTTGGTTCTGCATGGCTTCCTCGGTGATGCGACCGGACCACATGGCGCAGTTCGCCGCCCACCACAACCGCCTGTCGTCGAGTGCGCAGCCCTGGACGGCGCCGTAGGTGTGCCGGCAGTCACGCTCGGCGCAGTCCATCCGTGGTGCGCCGTACTCCACATAGGCCAGCGAGTCGTCATCACCACGACGCCCGCGGTCACGCAAGCCGCGGAGCGCCCCGGAGAACGAGAAGCCCGCCGATGACCCGTACCGGACCTGCGAGTCAGGCACCGTGACCATCGTCGGGATGAGCGCGCTCATGTCGCCCGGTCGGAGGAAGAGCGCCTCGTCGAGCGTGAGGCGGTCGCAGGTGAAGCCACGTCCAGAGCTGTCGCTTCGGGCGTGGAACTCGATCGTCTCCCCGGTGTCCAGGATGATCGCTTCTTGGCCGTGGGAGTCACGGAACTTGCAGCGGCTGTTGTACTCGGGGTTCTTGATGATCCGGCGTCGCATGTCCTCGAAGGACTTGCGGCAGGTCTTGAACTGGTGGGCCGTCCACACGCTCAGCGGGATGCCGACGACGAACAGATCCGTCAGCGCGGCGATCTCGAGCGTGCTGCTCTTGATGTTCTGGCGCGGGCCGACCACGCACACCTCGAACGCGGCTGGGACATGCGGTGCCTTCTCGGCATAGATCGCGTCAAGCAACCACCGCTGCTCAGGGTCCGGGGTGAGGCGGACAGCCTGCCCAACCTTCGCCGCCAGATCCCCGAACGTGTGGGTGGACGGTGGTGCGGAGCGGAACAACGGCCCGTAGGTCGGGCCGGCCATGGTCGTGGTCATGCGCGACGGCGCGCGGCGAGCTCGTCGCGGATGCCCTCCAAGCCGGACTGCGTGTCCTTCGCACCTCGCAACGCCTCATTCAGCGCCGCGCGCAACTCCTTCGACAGCGACGCCATCGCCGAGCCAGTGTCCATGCCGGTCTCGATCCGGAGCGCCAGGCTCAGCGCAACCTGCCCCACCGCGGTCTCGTGACGCTTCATGTCCTCGAGCTCGGCGCGGACAGCGGCGCTCAGCGGCGGGCGCTCGTAGTCGACGACCGGGGCAGCCGTGCGGGAGGTGCCGGTGGCTGCAGCCTTCGCCGCGGTGGCGCGCGTGTGCCGGGCCCGGCAGGTGTCACCGCAGAACTTGCTGGTCTTGCGCTTGGCCTCGTAGATCTTGCCGCAGATGTCGCAGGAGCGTTCGGCCATACCGTGACCCCCGCCGCGTAGCGCTACGCCCCGCTAAACGGGGAGAGAAAAAGCAAGCG